CGGGGCGACGACACCATGACCGTGGTGGGCCATGTGATCGAGGCCATCGAGGAGTTCAGGCCGTCCATGGTCGTGATCGACGAGGGCGGGCTGGGCGCGGGCATCGTGGACAGGCTCAAGGAGCAGCGGTACGTCGTCAGGGGTGTGAACTTCGGCAACAAGGCCAAGAACAGTAAGATGTGGGGCAACAAGCGCGCCGAGATGTGGGGAGACATGCGTGAATGGCTGAAGACGGCGAGCATACCCGAGGATCGGTATCTGAAATCGGATCTCATTGGCCCCATGTCCAAGCCAGACAGCCGTGGCACCCTCTTCTTGGAGAGCAAGAAGGACATGAAAAGCCGAGGTCTAGCGTCCCCGGACGCCGCCGACGCTATAGCCGTTACTTTCGCGTTTCCCGTCGCACACAGAGAACGCGTTGACAAGGCACCTAGCCGCTCTTACTCTCAGTCGGGGATTTCTACCTCTTGGATGGGGTCTTAGATGGCCGACAAGCCTATTGCACGCACAACCAAGGGCAAAGGGGCGAACTACCAGCCTACTGCCAAGGGTGCGGGCATGACAGAGGCTGGCCGCAAGGCGTACAACGCCAAGAACAACGCTAATCTCAAGGCGCCAGCGCCTAACCCCAAGACCAAGGCAGACGCAGGCCGCAAAGCCTCGTTCTGCGCGCGGATGTCGGGGATGCCGGGGCCAATGAAGGACGACAAAGGCCAACCGACCCGCAAAGCGGCGTCTCTTAAACGGTGGAACTGCAAATGAAGCCAGGTCTGTACGCCAACATCAACGCCAAGAAGGACCGTATCGCAGCCGGTTCTGGCGAAAAAATGCGTAAACCGGGTGCTAAGGGCGCGCCCACCGCCGCTGCGTTCAAAGAGTCCGCCAAGACGGCAAAACCTAAGAAGAAGTGAAGGAACAACCAAATGGCAAATACCAAGCCCATCGGCGTAGCCTACGCTGACCAAGACATCACCGGCGCGGACACCGTTACCGCAGCCGCCATTTACGCAAGCACGGAACTGGGCTACACCAGCGCCGCGCAGGGTACAGTGACGCAGGCGACCAGCAAGTCCACTGGCGTGACGCTCAACAAGAGTGCAGGCCGCATCACGATGAACGGCGCGGCGCTTGCAGGCGCCACGGCGGTCAGTTTCACGCTGACCAATAGCCAGATTAGCGTCAAGGATATCGTTATCCTTAACGTGTCGGACGTAGGCACGGCAGCGGCGTACACGGCATATGTTAGCAGTCTGGCCGCAGGGTCAGCCGTTATTACGCTCCGCAATATGACTGCGGCTACGTCGTTGTCAGAAGCCGTCGTCATCAACTTTGCCGTCATCCACGGTCAGTAAGATGCCGTTGGTGAAATCGACCAGCAAGAACGCGTTTCGCAAGAACGTGAAGGCTGAAGTCATGGCGGGCAAGCCGGTGAAGCAGGCAGTTGCAATTGCCTACGCCACCAAGCGCGGCGCCATGACACCCAAGAAGGGCAAGTAATGGTTGCGAGCGACGTTGCATCAGCGGGTGTCGTGTCTGGCGGTGGTGACCGCAATGACATGCTCAACCTTATGCGTAGCCGCTTCACAATGGCTATCTCCGCGTATTCGGAGAGCCGTGAAGATGAACTGGATGACCTCCGGTTCATGGCTGGCAGCCCCGACAACCAGTGGCAGTGGCCGGCTGATGTGCTGGCTACGCGCGGGTCTGTTCAGGGCCAGACGATCAACGCTCGCCCGTGCCTGACTATCAACAAGCTGCCGCAGCACGTCCGACAGGTCACGAACGAGCAGCGGCAAAACCGGCCGACCGGCAAGGTCATCCCGGCGGACGACAAGGGTGATGTAGAGGTCGCCGAGATCTTCAACGGCATGATCCGGCACATCGAGTACCTGTCAGACGCCGACGTGGCCTACGACACCGCGTGCGACAACCAGGTCACGTTTGGCGAAGGCTACATCCGCGTCCTGACCGAGTATTGTTACGAGGATAGCTTCGACCAAGACATCAAGATCGGCCGGGTGCGAAACTCGTTCTCGGTCTACATGGACCCAATGATCCAAGACCCATGCGGGTCTGATGCAGAATGGTGCTTTGTCACCCAAGACATGCTGAAGGCGGACTACGAACGCGAGTTCCCCGACGCCTCGCCTGTCTCGTCCATGCTCAGTCAGAGTGTGGGCGACGAGTCTATGGCCGCGTGGGTGTCTGAAGACACGATCCGCATCGCCGAGTATTTCTACCACGAACACAAGCCCGACACGCTGCACCTGTACCCCGACAACATCACGGCTTTTCAGGGCACGCCCAAGGACAAGCAGCTTCGCGCCATGTTTGGCAAGCCTGTCCGCACCCGCCGCGTGGACCGCAAGCGGGTCATGTGGGCCAAGACCAACGGCTACGAGGTGCTGGAAGAGCGCGAGTGGGCGGGCAAGTACATCCCCATCGTGCGCGTCGTGGGCAACGAGTTCGAGGTCGATGGCCGGCTGTATGTTTCGGGCCTGATCCGCAACGCCAAAGACGCCCAGCGCATGTACAACTACTGGGTCAGCCAGGAAGCAGAGATGCTGGCGCTGGCGCCCAAGGCGCCGTTTATTGGCTACGGCGGGCAGTTCGAGGGCTATGAGCAGCAGTGGAAGACAGCCAATACGACCAACTGGCCCTACCTAGAGGTCAATCCTGACGTCACAGACGGTCAGGGAAGCACTCTGCCGCTCCCACAGCGCGCAGCACCGCCGCTCGCCCAGACCGGCCTGATACAGGCGAAAATGGGCGCTGGCGAGGACATCAAGGCAACCACCGGCCAGTACGACGCTAGCTTGGGCCAGCAGGGCAACGAGCGGTCGGGCAAGGCCATCGTGGCGCGCGAGCGTCAGGGCGACACGGGCACCTACCACTACGTAGACAACTTGGCCCGCGCTGTCCGGTACGTTTCCCGGCAGCTTGTGGACATGATCCCCAAGATCTACGACACGCAGCGCGTGGCCCGCATCATCGGCCTCGACGGCGACGTGGACATGGTCAAGATCAATCCGGCCCAGCCCGAGGCGGTCAAGAAGATCACCGACGAGAACGGCATTGTGCTGGAGAAGATCTATAACCCGACCGTGGGCGTCTACGACGTGTGCGTCACCACCGGCCCTGGCTACATGACCAAGCGGCAGGAGGCTCTCGACGCCATGCAGATGCTGCTCCAGAGCAACCCAGACCTCTGGACGGTAGCGGGCGATCTGTTCATCCGCAACATGGACTGGCCGGGCGCACAGGAGATGGCGGCACGGTTTGCCAAGATCATCGACCCCAAGGTGCTGGCCGGCAACGACGAGTCTCCCGAGATGCAGCAGGCCAAGCAGCAGATGGAGGCCATGGGGCAGCAGATGGAGCAGATGTACGGTATGCTCCAGAACGCCAGCAAGTCCATCGAGGCGCAAGAAGCCCAGGTCAAGCAGTTCGAGGCTCAGGTCAAGGCGTACGACGCCGAGACAAAGCGCATATCCGTTGTCCAGAACTCTATGGGGCTGGAACAGATCCAAGACATCGTCATGGGCACCTTGAACGCGGCCATGGATACCGGCGACATCGTTGGCAACATGCAGGGCCGAGGCGGGATGCCGGGCATGGAAGAAATGCAGCCCGAACAGATGATGCCCCCAGAGGGTGAAATGATGCCTCCAGAAGGCCAGATGATGCCCCCGCAAGGAGCCATGTGATGCACAAGTGCGCCGACTTTATCGGAATGTTCTTCCTCGCGCGCGACGTCACGCACTCGGTTCATCTCAACACCCGCAGCTATTCCAAGCACAAGGCGTTGCAGAAGTTCTACGAGGGCATCATCGAGCGGACAGACGATCTGGCAGAAGCGTACCAAGGCCGGTACGGGCTGCTGGGTCCAATCACGCTGCATTCGGCCAAGACCACGTCAAATGTCGTGGACTTTCTGCAAGAGCAGTTAGACGAGATTGAGGCCGTACGGTACGACGTGATCCCCAAAACTGACGCGCCGCTCCAGAACCTTGTGGACGGCATCATAGAGTTGTACCTGTCAACTCTTTACAAACTTCGCTTTCTGTCGTAGGAGCCTGACATGGCAAATTATACGCATATCACGGCTACGTATCAGGTGAAGGTCGGCGCCGGCAAGCTGAAGAGCATCTTTGTCAGTTCCGGCACCAGCCCGACAGTGGCGGTCTACGACACTGACGCTGGCTCAACATCTGGCACCACGCTGATTGCTACTTTCACCCCCGCCACCCCCGGCATCTACATATTCACTGGCGGGGATGATGGGCTTTTCTTCAACAAGGGCTTGTACGTCGTTCTTGGGGGCACTACCCCCAAAGTGACTATTGCGTATGCCTAACCGACAGGCCGGATAGCCTGGGGAGTAAAAATGGACGAGAACTCCGTTGACGTGATTGACACCACGTCGGGTCAGGAAGCCACGGCGGCGCCTGAGCCTGTAGTTACGCCGGACGAGCAAGACACTGGCAAATCCTTTTCTGAAGAAGAATTGGAAAGAATTGTCCAGAAACGGCTCGATAGGGCGCAGCGTAAATGGGAACGAGAGCAGTCGCGGAGAACCGTCGAGGTCGCTCCTCCTGCACCGCTTCCGCCGGTTGATAGTTTTGCTGATGCACAGAGTTATGCCGAGGCTATGGCAGAACAGAAGGCACAGGAACTGTTGGCCCGCCGGGACGCGGTACAGCAGCAAACGGCTGTTCTGGACGCCTACCACGACCGTGAGGAAGAGGCGAGGACCAAGTACGACGACTTTGAACAGGTCGCGTACAACCCCAACCTCCGCGTCACGGACGCCATGGCCCAGACGATCCAGGCTTCTGACATTGGCCCCGACGTAATCTATTACCTCGGCACCAACCCGAAAGAGTCTGATCGTATCGCCCGTCTGCCTGTTCTGCTTCAGGCTAAAGAGATTGGCAGACTGGAGGCAAAACTTGTCTCCGACCCGCCGGTCAAGCGCACATCCACCGCCCCGGCGCCGATTGCTCCGGTGACTGCTCGGACCTCTGGGTCTAACTCGTACGACACCACAGACCCGCGTTCCATCAAGTCGATGAGTACGTCGGAGTGGATCGAAGCCGAGCGGCAGCGCCAGATCAGGAAGTACGAGGCAGCTAACCGCCGCTGATTGCCCATAGGAGGCATCCATGTCGAATTCGCTTCTTACCATCGCTATGATCACCAGAAAGGCTCTGGAGATCTTCGAGAACAACCTGGTCCTGACGCGCAACGTCAACCGCCAGTACGACAACAGCTTCGCCGTCGAAGGCGCCAAGATCGGCTCCACCCTCCGCATCCGCCTGCCTGACCGCGCGCTGGTGACTGACGGTGCCGCTCTTCAGGTGCAGGACGACAACGAGCAGTTCACGACCCTGACCGTGTCCAGCCAGAAGCACATCGGCGTCAACTTCACGTCAGCAGAACTGACGATGCAGTTGGACGATTTCGCCGAGCGCGTGCTGAAGCCCCGTATTTCGCAGCTTGCCAGCAGCGTCGATAACGACGTGGCAAGCGCGTACAAGGGTATTGCCAACACGGTCGGCACCCCCGGCACGACCCCCAGCACCTCGCTTGTCCTGCTTCAGGGCCAGCAGAAGCTGAACGAGTTTGCCGTCCCCATGGACCCCCGCTACGCCACCGTCAACCCGGCCGCCAACGCCGGTCTTGTCGAGGGCCTAAAGGGTCTGTTCAACCCGACCGACACCATCAGCCGCCAGTTCAAGCAGGGCCTGATGGGCCAAGGCGTGTTGGGCTACAATGAGATTGCAATGTCGCAGTCCATCGTAAATCACACGACCGGCTCGCGTTCCACGTCGGACACGATCCTCGTCAACGGCGCGATCAGCACGCAGGGCGCGACCACCATCGCTCTCGATGGCGGCACGGCTTCTGCCACGATCAAGCAGGGTGACGTGTTCACCATTGCCAACGTGTACGCGGTCAACCCGCAGACCCGTCAGTCCACGGGTTCGCTCCAGCAGTTCGTTGCCACGGCTGACGCCACGGCATCGTCTGGCGCTTGGGCGACTGTGTCGATCTCCCCGGCGATCTACACCCCGACCAACGCCCTGGCTACCGTGGACTCGTTCCCGGCGGACAACGCAGCGGTCACCTTCGTTGGTTCCGCTTCGACCCAGTACCCGCAGAACCTGATCTATCAGAAGGACGCAATCGCGTTCGCCACGGCGGATCTTCTGCTCCCCAACGGTGTGGACATGGCCTCGCGTCAGGTTCACAACGGCATCAGCCTTCGCATTGTGCGTCAGTACGACATCAACAATGACCGTATGCCTTGCCGTATCGACGTTCTCTACGGCTTTAGCGTAATCCGCGCTGCTGCCGCTGTCCGCCTCTGGGGCTAATCCCATTTTAGGAAAGGTACTACTATGGCTCTCCCCTCTGTAGGCGGCGGTTACCAGATCAATGACGGTAACCTGAATGAAGTGACGCTTGGTGACGTTGGCACCGTTGCCACCGCCACTGCCACTGCCACCCTGACTGTCGCGCAGATCACTGCCGGCATTCTTTCGGCCAACCCCAGCACAACCGCCGCCAGCTACACGCTGCCGACCGGCACGCTGATCGACGCCACGCTGACCAACGCCAAGGTCGGCAGCACGTTCGATCTCGTCATCGTCAACCTGGGCACGTCCACCGGCGATATCACAATCGTCGCAGGCACGGGCATTACCCTCGCCGGTTCTGCCACGGTTACTGACGGCACGTCGGCTCAGGTTCGTTTTGTCCGTACGGGCGAGGCGACCTACACGATGTACCGCATCGCCTGATATGGCTGGGGGCGGCTTGCGCCGCCCCCACTCATCCGGCCGGAGAACAACATGCCCATTTACCTTCGCCATCCCAAGCACGGCACCAAGGTCGCCACCATGGAGATGGAAGCCGCGTACGACGAGCAAAATGGCTGGCAACGCTTCGACCCCGCTGTCGAAGAAGAAACTGTCGAAGATCCGGCAGAAAATGCTATCGTGAAGACGCGCAAGCGCCGCACCACAACCCCCGAGGTCTGATATGGCAACCACTGCCGGCGACATCATCAACG